AGCGTATTTTTTTGTTTGGCATGGATTCAAGCTATCGAGATGGTGAACATCATGTTTATAAGCAAGAAAGTAATGACAACGAACGAGTAATTGACGCTATGATTAACGATGTGACGTACAAATGTGCACCGTGGATGGCACAGCAGGTGACAGATTTTCAAAATGTCGTAGCAGGCTTTGATGATGTTACGATTGAAGTATGTGGCGATGGGCTTTTACATCAAATGGCTAAAGCATTAAGTAATTAACTTCAAAGGATTATCATGGCATTTCCATCAAGAATTCAAGGCTCAGGCAATTCGCCACTAAGCGCTACAAACATTTGTGGTGATGGCGCTGTTGGTTTGGTTGCTCTAGGTACAACGGCAGCGACTGCTTTGCAGCTTTCAGCCGTAAACAATACGATTACGACTTCAGCAGCATCGACTGGCGTTAAACTGCCACCGACTGAAATTGGCGCACAAGTCATTATTCGTAATGATTCGGGTCAAACAGTTACTGTTTACCCTTACGACACAGGCAGTACAATTAACGCAGCTGCTGCAAGCGTAACTGTTGCAACAGCAAAAACCATTCTTTTGGCAGCAACTTCCGCAACCACATGGGTTTCAATCACAGGGGCATAAATTGGGCTTAGACAGCGATATTCACAGCGCAGACAACCATTTGCACGTTGAATTTTACGTTTACGACAAAGAACCGTATAAAGAAAAGCCGTTTGTTAGAATCATAGTGCCAGGCGATAAGACGAACATTGTTGACCAACCCGTTCGGGAAGATCATAAAAGACGTTTTCCTCGTCAATGGTTGCACTTTCAGATGCAAAACAATAACGCAGAAGTTATTGGTGTGCCTTTAAGTCAATGGGTAAAAGACGATCCTGAAAACTTTAACGATATGCAGATGGCAGAATTGCAAATCTTTAAGTTCCAGACCGTTGAGCAAGTTGCCACAGCTACCGATAACCAATTGCAAAGGGTTGGCATGGGTGCGATGGGCTTGCGGGAGCAGGCAAGGCGGTATTTACAAGTTAAAAACCAATCTTCTAATCAAAATGAGATTGAAACTACGAAGCAAGAACTTGCTGAATTAAAAGAGCAAATGGCGGCTTTGATGTCTCAGTTGTCTGAAAAGAAGGTTGGGAGGCCAAAAAAAGAGGAATAAATGTCATCAACGATGCTACAGCTAGTCACCCAAGTTACCAATGAATTGGGTGTATCAACGCCAACTACTGTGGCATCGAATACGAACCAAGATGTAATTCAAATCTTGGCTCTGATGAACGCTGCTGGTTATGAATTCTTGCGAAAACATGACTGGCGGGAATTAACTAAACAACACACATTTACTACAGTTTGGTCAGAAACAACTGGCAATGTGGTTGAAGATACATACACAATCACCGGAATTCCATCTACTGCGGGGCTAGATACAACGTATCAAGTCGTGGGCAATGGCATTTCTAATGCTGCATATATTGAATCTGTTGACTCATCTACGCAAGTAACGATCAATTTACCCGCTACAGGGACGTATGTAGGCACATCAATTACTTTTGAAAAAGTGAAATATGATTTGCCTTCAGACTACGAATCAACTGTGCCACGCACCCATTGGGATAAGTCAAAGCATTGGGAAATGCTAGGGCCAGAAAGCCCACAGCAATGGGAATGGCTGTTGTCGGGCTTTATCTCGACTGGCCCACGGATTCGTTGGCGCTTGCTTGGCAAATACTTTCAGATTTGGCCTGGCGTTTCGACTAACGAGCTTTTGGGCTACGAGTACCGATCAAAGGGTTGGGCATTATCGTCAACTGATGTTGTAAAGAATTCATTTACTGCCGATTCCGACACTTGTATTTACCCAGACCGACTAATGGTTTTAGCGACAAAGCTCAAGTATTTTGAAGCTAAAGGCTTTGATACGACAGCAATGTATCGCAACTATATTGAGGAATTTGAGATTGTTCGGGCGCAAGATATGTCGGCAGCTAACTTGTCGTTTGCACCACGCCCAGGCACGGTCTTGATTGGCTACGACAACATTCCTGATACTGGCTTCGGGACAAACTAATGGCAAGCCGACTTGTTCAAGGTACGGCGGCACGGGTTCAGTCATTACCAGCGCCTATCGGTGGTTGGAACGTGCGGGACTCGATTGCAAACATGGATACGCTTGATGCTGTCCAGTTGACCAATTTCTTCCCGACTGTCAACAATGTGGTATTGCGTGGCGGTTACACAAAATACTCAACAGGCATTACAGGTCAAGTTCAAACGCTTATGTCGTACTCAAGCGGTGCGACTGACAAACTGTTTGCGATTGCAGTTACATCAATTTATGACTGTACGGCGGGCGGTGCGGTTGGCGCTGCTGTCAGAACGGGTTTGAGTAACGCAAAGTGGGAATACATAAACGTCACAACTCCCGCAGGCGGCTACATCATGGCGGTCAATGGCGTTGATGCGCCATTGCTTTACGATGGCTCAGTTTGGACAAATCCCGTCATTACAGGCGTGACTGCAAGCACTTTAAGCAATATCACTATATTTAAAAATCAAGTGTGGTTTACACAAGCCTCAACTCTTAAAGCATGGTATTTGCCGACTTTAAGCATTGCAGGCGCAGCTGCCGCAATTGATTTAAGTTCGGTTGCCCAGCTCGGCGGCTATCTTGTTGCGGTTGCAACGTGGACAATTGACGCAGGCTATGGCGTTGACGATAACCTAGTGTTTATAACGAGCAATGGCGAGGTTATTGTCTATGCGGGTACTGACCCCTCAGACATTACAAAATTCGCTCTGGTGGGCGTTTGGAGGCTTGGCAAGCCCGTTGGTAAGCGATGTTTGATGAAGTACGGCGGTGACATACTGATATTGACTTACAACGGTCTTTACCCATTAGCGGCAAGCCTACAGTCATCCAGACTTGACCCACGGATTGCGCTATCTGACAAAATCCAAGGCGCATTTACTGCCGCAACGCAACAATATGGCAGTAATTTTGGGTGGGACATTAGTTTTGATCCCCAACACAATGCTTTGACCGTCAATGTGCCTATTCAAGAAGGTCAACAACAGCAGTATGTAATGAATAACATTACAAAAGCCTGGTGTAACTTTACTGGTCAGTACGCTAATTGTTGGGTAATTTTTGACAACGAGCCGTACTGGGGTGGCGATGGATTCGTTGCCCATGCTTGGGATGACAACTTTGCTGATGATGTAAGCGACATTGACGCTTATGCGTTGCAAGCGTTTAATTACTTTGATGCTCGTGGCTACAAAAAGTATTTCACTAGAGCTAGACCGTCAATCTTTACAAACGGCACACCGTCCATTTTCATTGGTTTGAACATGGACTTTGACTTAGCAGATACGACTGCGGCGTTAAGTTTTAGTCCACAAATAAATGCAAAATGGGATACTGCTGTTTGGGATGTGGACTATTGGTCTACGGACACGGTAATTACAAATAATTGGCAAGGCGTAACTGGAATCGGATATTGCGCTGGCACACAGTTTAAAACCGCAAGTCAGGGAATAACGATTTTATGGGCATCGACGGACATTGTGTACCAACAGGGTTGGGCTGGCATATAGTCCAAGGCGCTGAAGTAGGCCATTGGGTTGCGGATCGAGTGCAAGGTAAGTATTTTGCGGAAGGTTCGCAAGCAATTGGTTTAGAGCGTGATGGTCAGATTATTGCAGGTGTGATTTACGAAAATTGGAATAAAGCCTCGATTGTGTGCCACATAGCAATTGAAGGACGTATGACAAAAGGGTATTTAAAGGCAATATTTGACTACCCTTTTAAGTTTTGCAAAGTAAAAAAGATTATTGTTCCGGTAAGCAGTACCCATGCAAAAAGCCTAAAATTAGTTACGAAAATGGGTTTTGTAGAAGAAGCAAGGGTGAAAGATGCAGTACCGGATGGCGATATTATATTTTTGACATTGGCAAAAGAAAATTGCCGATTTCTTGGGGTAGAAAATGGGTAAATCAGCATCAGCACCACCAACACCGGATTATGTCGGCGCAGCCAAGCAGCAAGGCATTGATAACCTTGCATCAGCTAGACAGTCTAATATTATGTCAAACCCAAACATGATTACGCCATTTGGTAATCAGACTGTTACTTATTCAAGCCCAACATTTGACCAATCTGGATTTGACACGGCGCTGGCTAAATATAACGCTGGCAATGTAGACCGTAATCAATATTATCAAACAGGCGGCGGTGCTGGTGATTCTGGCACTGATTCCACTTATTTTGACCAAGCAGGGTTTGATGCTGCACAAGCAAAACGAGGTGCTGCGCCAACCCGTGAAGCGTTTATGGTTGGTGGCGGTCAACCGACTGTTACGCAAACTCTGACACCACAAGCGCAGCAGACGTTAGACTCACAGCAACGTGTGCAAACGGCTTTGGCAAACTTAGGCGAAACTGGCATTGCAAACGCAAGGGCTACGCTTGAAAGACCATTTGTGCCAACATCAACTGAAATTCAGCGCAATTTTGGCGGCTATGGCGAAGTGCCTCAAGCAACTAATTTTAACGCTCAGACAGGTATTGATAGCAGTCAAATTGCAAAAATGCCCATCAATGCGGGTACAACTGCACAACAATTGATTATGGAACGGTTGAACCCTACGATTGCACAGGGTGACACATCGTTTAAGCAAGCGTTAGCAAACCAAGGTTTAGCGCCTGGCACAGCGGCCTACGATGCTGCATACCGCAACCGTCAAATGGGCGTAAATGACTTGTATAACCAAGCAGCGCTCCAAGGCATCAACTTGGACATGGCGGCTAATCAACAAGGCTTTAACCAAGCATTGGCAGGAGCAGGACTGTACAACACTGCAATGGGTCAGAATTTTGGTCAAGGGATGCAAAGTCAAGGCACACAATTTGCTCAAGGTCTTAACAAAGCTCAGTTTCAAAATACCGCACAGCAACAACAATTGGCGCAAGATATGGCATTACGGGCGCAACCAATTAACGAAGTTATCGGACTTATGGGCGGCTCACAGATTCAATTGCCACAGTTTCAAGGTTATCAAGGTACGTCAGTTGCACCAGCGCCAACTTTTGCTGGCCTGCAAGCACAAAACCAAGCGGATATGCAAAGGTACGGTATTCAGCAGGCAGGCAATAACGCAACGACTCAGGGCTTGTTTAGCGCATTGGGTACGGCAGCAATGTTTGCACCAAAATTCTCTGATAGGCGTTTAAAATCAAATATCGTTTTAATTGGTACTCATTCAACGGGAATTGGAATTTATGAGTACGACATTTTTGGTAATCGTGAGCGTGGCGTAATGGCAGACGAAGTGGCTAAAGTAATGCCAGATGCAATTGTTCCGCACTCAAGCGGCTACATGATGGTTAATTACGGGAAACTATAATGCTTAACCAATACGTCAATATGACTCCGCAGCAGAAAATGGCTCAGATGCTGCAACAGCAAGCCCAGCCAACTCAATTGCAAGGTCAAGACATGGGGCAAATGCCGCAAATGCAAAATCCTATGGCTGGCGCACAAAACGCTATGAGTATGTACGGCAAAATGAACCAACAAAATCAAATGCAAGATATGCAAGATTACATGGCTCGGTTAAAACTTGGTCAAGCGCAAACTGGCGGTATGTTTGACCAAGCAAACGCTCAAGGCGGTAATTACACGGGTGACATGGGGACTTAATCATGGACTTAGATTACAACACTAGGTTAGCGGCAATTCAGCGCAACGAAAAGTTAGCGCAGATTATGCAGCAACAGGCTTTTCAGCCTATTGAAATTAACAGCTATCAAGGTTTTCAAGCGCCTATTTCACCTTTGTCTGGACTTGCCAAAGTGTTGCAAGCCTACATGGGTGCAAAAGGCACAGGTGATGAGGATCGAATTAAGCTGAACCAAGAAGCTAGGGCTGAAGCGCAACAGATGTTGTCAAGCCTTAACCCACAAGCCTCGCCTGGTCGTGCCGCAGTCATGGGTATGCCTGAGATTCAAGCACGGCCTGCAACGTCATTTACGCCAATGGGTTCTGATTTTGAGGACAACCCTAATCTGCAAACAGCACCGTCTGGCAATGTAGAAACACCTGCCGTGGCGTATCAACCTGCTGTAGCACCACAAGCAGCGATACCGCCAACAAGCGGTGCTCCATTAAGCCCAGAGCAAAAGAATCAAAGACTTGTGCAAATGTTAATGAGCGGCAACCCTTATGCCGCACCAGTTGCCAAGCTAGAGTACGAAAGATTAGGCAAACAAGAATCTGGCCCATTGGCTGAATACCGTCTTGCGGTACAACAAGGCTACACAGGCACGATTGACCAATACAAAACGCAACAAGCACAGGCAGGGCGCTCTATTACTAACGTGAGTATGCCATCTTCAATGGCTCCAATGTTTGTAAGAGATAGAACAACAGGCAAAACGATGTATGTTCAAGCGGATAATCGTGGAAATTTTGATTTAAGTAGATATGAGCCAATTGAAAAGGGCACAGATTTACGTCAACAATTGGCTGATGCGGGTATTTTCCCAAATAATCCTGATGGAACGCCAAACCCTGAATACACAAAATACGCACAAGCGCAATTGCGTAAAAACCTTTCAATGACAACACCTGCTGGTTCTGTTACGACAGCGCCAGGCGAAGTACCACCACCATTTGTTCCAAAAACAGACGTAGGCGAAACAATTAACCTTGGAAATAGAGACGCACAAGGTAATTTAATTATTACTGCAACACCTGGGTCAGCTGATGTTGCATCTGCTCGTGCAGGACAAGTCACAGCTGCTGAAGCGGGTGGCAGAGTAACAGGCACATCACAAGCGCAAGCAGTTATTGATTTGCCAAAAGTAATTGATAACGCAGATACTGCAATTAAAAACGTGCAAGAGTTACTTACTCACCCTGGCTTCAAAGCATCTGTTGGCATGGGAGTGCCAGGCATGAAATATGTGCCAGGTACGGCGCAAGCTGATTTCCGGTCTAGGATGGATCAAGTACAAGGTGGTGCATTTCTTACTGCAATTGACACTTTGCGTGGAACTGGTGCAATTACTGAAGTTGAAGGCGCAAAAGCTACGGCAGCTAAAAATCGTATGTCTACAGCAACGTCTGAAGATGCATTCAATAAAGCGGCTAAAGACTACTTGGACATTATTGAACAAGGCGTTAAGCAAACTTACAGCAGAGCTGGCAAGAATTATGTACCGCTGCAAAGAGGGTCTGCACCCAAAACCATCAATTTCGGGGATT